CGTTGATACTGACCCAGAAGACATCGAACAGATACGTGGTTGGATTAGTTTGCTAGACCAAGGTGTTAACGTCAGAGCCTCTGGTAGCAGACACTGTGGCAAAGGTCTAATGATTGCGGGTAAGCCTGGCCGCGGTAAATCAACGGTGGCTGTTGCAACCATCCAAGATATCATGAGGCTATCGCCTCCGTCTGCCTTTGACGTAGAGGATGGGTTGACTCTTATCCGTCCTTGTTACTTTATGACCTTTAATGATGTGCTTGCTTTATCAGGTCGCATGATGGATAGCCCGACAGACTGGGAGGAGGTCCTCTACTATGGTCTCTTAGGTGAGGCGCACGACTCCTACAACATCCGAGTCCTAGTGATTGATGACGTAGGCAAGGAGCACGCTAGCTTAAGTGGGTGGCAGAAGAACGTTTTGCATCATGTACTACGTACACGGTTCAATCTTGGACTGCCAACCATAGTAACCACTAACGTCAGTCTTGACGACTGGGGTAGTCTTTACGGCGATGCTACTGAGAGTTTTGCTAAGGAAGCATTTATGTATTTGCCAATGGTTACTAACAAAGGAGACCTACGAGAATGAGCAAGGTAATGGAAACTAAACTAGTACAAGTGTTTCTTAGTCAAACACAGTCACCTGGTCCTGGTATCTATGAAGTATCAGTGGACGATAGTAACAAGCTGTACTGCACCTGCCCTGGTTATCGTGGTCGCAATACTTGCAAGCATGTTAAGTTTGTAAGCGCACGCATCAAAGCAAACGGTGGCGATAATTATCCGTTAGAGTTTTCTAGCCGTGCGTCCAAAGACGATATAAGTAATGCCCGTTCATCAAAGGAAGCCTTTAGGGAGTTTGTAATAAACTTCGGCAAGATAGAAGTCTTTTAATGAAGAATGGGGATATCAGTAACGAACTCCCCAGAAGGATATTAGTTACCACAGACATTATTATGGATGTGGAGATGACAGTAAAGCGTAAGCTTTTAGTAATCCCATCCGTAAAAGTAAATAAAAAGTTTAGACGTGATGCTTTGTCCTATTTGTATATTTTTACAACTAGGGCTGGTTTTACCCTGGAACTTATATCCTTTGAGTTAGATAACGAAACTTTATCTGAAACTATGGATGCACTTGACAACATGGGTACTAACCCATTTAGATACTACACGGCGTATGAATCGGACAAACACTTGCTCAGCGAACTTCCCTATCGACCTGAAGTAGTTGGTGTAGTTGATGTAGACTCTCGCCTCTTACGTTACGGACACTGGGGAAGGACATTCGCTGACTTACAATGAACAACGAACTACGACTATTAAGTAAAGTATTAGAGAGCCGCGACCTCGCCCCATTATTCGACCGTGGTGTTAAAGACGCATGGTTTGTAGATGGTGAAGTAAAACGCGTATGGGTTTTTGTACGCGACCACTTCTCTAAGTATGCAGAGTGCCCAAGCCTTGAGGTAGTAACTCAAAACTTCCCATCATGGAAGCAGCACGAGTCCCCTGACGCCCTAGAGTATTTAATTGACAGCGTTGTTGCTACACGCCGTTCCTCTTCATTCTTAAAGATGTTGGAGTCTGCCGCTACTACATACGGCTCTACTAAAGACCACGAAGAAGGTCTACGTATAGTTCAAGCTGGCATCATTGGTTTAGAAGAAGATGGGCTAGGTAAGACTAGCGATGTAAACCTTATTGATGAACCACAAAAGCGTTGGGACGAGTACACCTTCCGTAAAAACAACCCAGGGTTACTTGGAACAGCAACAGGGTTCCCTAGTGTTGACCAGGTTACGGGTGGTCTACAGCCTGGTCAGTTGATTGTAATTGTTGCTCCACCTAAGACTGGTAAGTCAACTGTTGCTTTGCAGTTTGCACAGAACGTTCACCTACAGGACAAGTCAGTTATGTTCCAGTCATTTGAAATGAGTAACCACGAACAGCAGACTCGTTATGACGCTATGCGAGCGCGTATCTCACACTCACGTCTTATCAATGGTTTGCTAGATAACGAAGAAGAAGCACGGTATCAAGCAAAGCTTCGTTCTATGGAGAACATGCGTAAGCCATTCTGGTTAGTTGACTCAGCCAACGGCTCTACAGTCTCTGGTATATCTAGTAAGTTGTCGGTGCTACATCCAGACATCGTATTTATTGACGGTGTTTATTTAATGATTGACGAGCAGACTGGTGAAGCTAACACTCCACAGGCTATTACTAATATTACCCGCTCTCTAAAACGTATGGCTCAGAAGTACAAGGTGCCAGTTGTTATTACAACTCAGGTTCTTAACTGGAAGATGCGTAAAGGTCAAGTAACTGCTGACTCAATTGGTTACTCATCATCCTTCCACCAAGATGCTGACGTCATCTTTGGTCTACAGCGTGAAGATGAAAACGTAGACGACACTCGTATCTTGAAGGTGCTAGAAAGCCGTAACTCTGGACGTATGGAGATATCGCTTATCTGGGATTGGAGCACAGGTACTTTTAGAGAGATTGACGTAAATGACATCTAGCATTGAAGACACACTAGAATTTCTGGGTTTAAAGATTGTCTCTATTAGGAACAGCGAAATACAACTTAACTGCCCTGCTCACAAAGAACGTACGGGAAAAGAAGACAACAACCCATCCTTTTGGATTAACGGGGACACTGGTTTATTTATTTGTTTCTCTTGTGATTGGAAGGGTGGCCTACAGACTCTAGTTAGTTACTTAGGCGGTACTATCGATGCAACGATAGATGTAGATGTAACAGTGACTAGATTAGCTGCTCGTATAAAGCAATTAATTGAAGGCGAGAAACCTAAGCAAGAAGAGTACGCACCTATTCATGAGTCTATGCTTCACGCTTTCAGACAGGTACCCGACGATATTTCCCTGAGTAGAGGTTTATTACCTGAGGCAGTAGCTAAATATGGAGTGAAGTGGAACCATAATCAGAGCAACTGGATTATCCCTATAAGAGACCCGATTACTAATAAGCTTCTAGGATGGCAAGAGAAGGGCCACAAGACTAGGTTCTTTAGAAACACCACAGGTGTTAAAAAAAGCGAAGCCTTGTTTGGGTATGAACATTACAAAGGTGGAGACATGATTGTAGTTGAGTCTCCCTTAGATGTTATTCGCCTAGCTTCCCTAGGTATACAGGGTGCTGTTTCTACTTACGGTTGCGCCGTTTCACATACTCAGTGGAGCATGATTAGGGGAGCGACTAGACCTATATTTGCTTTAGACAATGACGACGCGGGCAGGTCTTGCACAGAAGAGTTAAGGTTTAAGGCTATGGATATTGGTATGTCTTCCTGGTTCTTTAACTATGCACAGACCGACCAAAAGGATGTAGGCGGGATGTCTCGCAAAGAGATTGAGTGGGGTTTGCAAAACGCAAGACACATACTAGGGTATATGCCATGAGCAGCAGTGCTAAGTGGATGGACGCAGGACCTCTGCGTGACTACCTAGAGAAGGTCTCAGCAGAAAATAAAGAGCGAGCTAAGTATTGTTCTTTCTGTGATAAACCTACTGCAGACCATTGGGAAGCCTTAAGGGGCTCACCTACTTTAATAAGAGCATGTAAAGAGTGTTGTCCAGAGGAGCATTAATGATTATCGGATTGACAGGCTACGCACAATCAGGAAAAGATTCTGTAGCTAATATTCTTGTTAGCAACTATGGGTATACCAGAGTGGCTTTTGCTGACCCTATTCGTGAACTTCTATATCAGATGAATCCCGCAGTTAAAGATGGCGGCTATAGAGTGCAAAGCACTGTTGATGCCTACGGTTGGGACGTTGCAAAGACCGCGTTTCCAGAGGTTCGTAATATGCTACAGAACTTAGGGGTTGGCGCTCGCAAAACTTTTGGGGACATGTTCTGGGTACAACAAGCGCTACGTCAGGTAAGCCCTGAGGGTAATTTTGTTATAACAGATGTTAGATACCCTAATGAAGCTAAGGCAATTAGGGAGTATGACAACTCACAGATTTGGCGCATAAAGCGCAGTGGAATTATCCCAGTAAATGCTCATGCATCAGAGACTGCAATGGATGAGGAAAGAGTTGACCAGATATTTGTTAATAATGGTACGCTTGAGGACCTTAAGGTTTTAATTAGTACAAGAATGAGGGCATACATATGATTATGGAATACGGGTCCTGGGTCCTTGCCGTTATAGGTGTCGGAGGAATCTACTTTGTTGGACGTAAAACTATCTGGGGCTGGCTAGTGCTTCTTTTTAACGAGGTTTTATGGATTGGTTACGCTCTAACTACTGACCAGTATGGCTTTATCTTCTCTGCTCTTGCCTACGCTCTTGTTTATATTAGGTCTTATATCCATTGGTCTAAAGATAGAGTTAACGAGATACCTCTGTGACATTTACTGGCACCCTACTACCCTACCAACCTGAAGCCGTCGACAAGATGTGCGAGCGCGGTAGGGTTTTGGTTGCCTACGACCTAGGACTAGGCAAGACTGTCCTAACCATCGCTGCCATAGAAAGGTTGATGGATAACAAGAAAGTAAAGGAGCCTGGTCTTATAATTTGTCTATCCTCATTGAAATATCAGTGGGCTGGACAGATTGAGAAATTTACAGGTGGAACTTCAAAGGCTTTGGTTATTGATGGAACGCCGAAGAAACGTGCAGAACAATACGCCGAAGCAATGGACTGGCGGAATACAGGGATTGATTACATTATCCTTAACTATGAGCAAGTTGTTAACGACTGGGATTCCATCAAAGACTTACCAAGAGGATTCGTTATCC